AAGAAGTTAATAAATGTTGTTAGAAGTGGAGCGCAGTTAAACTTTCTTGGAAGTGTTGCATACTCAACCATTGCAGAACCAGCTACTATAATGATGAATCATGGTGTAGGTCGTACTTTGTACGGATTGAGCCAAGTATTTTTTAATCCAAAAGTTTTTAGAAACACGATACAAAATATTGGTAAAGGTGGAGAAGCAATAGACCTTACGTTAGGGTCAATTAATAATAAATATGTAAGTGAAATGCAAATGAATCAAATGGGTGACCATTTCTTAGATAAAACAAAAAATGTATTTTACATAATGAATGGTCTTACAATAATTACAACAGCATTAAAAAGATTAGATGGTATCTTAAGAACTGACCATTATATTCAAGCAGCAGTTCGATGGAGCAGAGGTCAAGCAAGTGATTTTGATAAACAGTACCTTCTCAGATACAACATAAATAAAGCAGATGCTGATAAAATCAATCAACTTGTACTTGATGGTAAAATTCAAAAACATATGGAAGGCGATAAAGGTTTATATCTTGCTGATTATGATGAATGGGGTGATGAGGTTCTTGTAGATAATTTTAAAAGTGCTTTATCGAGTGGTATTTTGAATACTGTTCTCATGGGTACTCCAGCAGATAAGCCAAAGATTGTAGATGGTTTGGTATTTTTGCGTACATCTACTGTCAACAAAGCTGGATTAGGTGGATTGCTAAAAGAAAGTAAAGATTATCCAGGCTATGTTAAATTAGATATTCCATTGTTAGGATTACCTTTTCAGTTCTTCTCATATTCTTTTGCTGCTTTGAATAAAGTTACTGCATCTATTGCTCAAGGAACTGTTAAGAGTAGGGTTATGGCTCCAATAATGGGTATTGGTTTGGCATATGCTGGATTGAGTCTGCGTAAAGAAGATTACGTTTGGGACAACATGGCATTTCAAGATAAGATGATGCAGTCAATAGAGTATTCCGGTATTGCTGCTTTGTATATGGATTTGTTTTATGAATCTATGCACACAATCTTAGCTGTAAATGGAACAAATATTACTGGTGGATTTCTTAGCCCTAAGTATAAAGACACTCCACATGAATCATTGATAGGATTAACTGGTGCTGGTCCAAGTCATTCATTGAGTGTTGTTCATGCAATACATGAAATGATTGCTGGTGACTTTGGTAAAGGTGCTGGTGATTTATTGAAGCTAGCACCCTTTGCAAGCATTCCATATATCAAAAGTCATGTTAGAGATTTAGCATATACGCTGGATGAGAAGTTTGACTAAAATTAAAAAAGAAAGTAGAGTTTCGTTATGACTATATCAGTATCAGATAATACACCAAGAGTGTCGTATTCAGTTGCTCAAGGGCAAACACAGACCTCTTTTACAGTAAACTTTGAGTTTTTTGCAGCAGCAGACCTTAATGTATTTGTAGACAATACGTTAAAAACAATTACTACTCACTACACAGTATCAGGTGGCAATGGCTCAACTGGTACAGTTACAATGAGTGTGACAGGAGCAAGTGGTGGGTCAACTGTAGTAATAACAAGAGATATAGCTCTTGAAAGAACAACAGACTTTCCAGTTTCTGGTGCATTTAACATTTCTTCTCTAAATACAGAGTTAGATAAATTAGTAGCAATAGATGCTGATGTTGATGATACAATTTCACGTTCAATAAGATTGCAAGATTCAGATGCTGCTGCATCTATGGAGCTACCTCTCAAAGCATCAAGAGTAGGAACTGTATTAGGATTTAATGCAACTACTGGTGCAGCAGAAGCTGGACCAAGTATTACTGCTGTCCAAAGTTTAGCTGATGTAACTACATCTATTAATCTATTGGGTACTTCTGCTGTGGTAGAAGATATGGGATTACTAGCTACGTCAGCAGTTATAGAAGATATGGGATTATTAGCTACATCGAGCAACATATCTGCTATGGCATTGTTAGGAACAAGTGCTGTTGTTACAGATATGGGATTACTTGGTACATCTGCTGTTGTAGAGGATATGGGATTTCTTGGAACATCTGCAAATGTAACAGCAATGGCAAACTTAGGAACATCTACTGTTGTAGGTCACATGGCGGCACTCAATGCATCAGGTGTTATATCAAACATATCAACTGTGGCTACTGATATTTCCAATGTAAATTCTGTTGCAACGAATCTATCTAGTGTAAATGATTTTGCAGCTCGATACAGAGTAGCATCCTCCGAACCAAGCTCTTCCCTTGATGTTGGTGATTTGTTATTTGATACTACAGCTAACCAGTTAAAAGTGTATAAATCTAGTGGCTGGACAGCGGCTAGTGCATTTGGTAATCTAATATCAGATACAAGTCCAGAACTGGGTGGTAACTTAGATGTATTAGCAAATAGCATTGTATCTTCAAGCAACAGAAACATAGCACTAACACCAAATGGTACTGGTGTTGTGCAGATTGATGGTAATGTAGATATCTCAACTGGTGCTATAGATTTAAAGAATGGTGGTACGCAATCTTATATTAGGTTTTATTGTGAAAGTGGTAATGCTCATTACGCACAACTACAAGCACCAGCTCACTCTGCTTTCGCTGGCAACATTACTCTCACAATGCCAGCAACAACTGGTACATTAGCTCTCACATCTCAACTTCCAACATCAGGAATATCAAGTGGCAATGTTGCTACGTTTACATCTGGTGTTGTTGATAATGATTTTCTGAGGGTTGACGGAACAAGTATAGAGGGAGTAAGTTCTTCTGAGCTTGCAACAGAATTAGGAGCGGCAACAACAGATGATGCAACAGCTCTTGCTATAGCATTGGGATAAAGGAGAAATAATATGGCAAATACATTTAAGGTAGTAAGTCACGATGTCATGCCAGCTGGTGCTGGTTCGCCAGAAGACTTATATACTGTACCAAGTAGTACAACGACTGTAGTCATTGGTTTGATGCTAGCTAATGTTCATACTGCACAAGTAACAGCATCAGTAAAATTAGTATCAACAACATCTGGTGGTGGTCGAACAGCACAAAATACAACAACATTCTTAGCAAAAGATGTTCCTATTGCTGTAGGACAAAGTACAAATATGTTAGCTGGTGGTAAAGTTGTTTTAGAAACTACAGATAAAATACAGATAGATTGTTCAGTTGCTGACAAAGTATCGGTCACTATGTCAATAATGGAGATTACCTAATGTCAGAGTATAGCATAGGAAAACAAGGCGATGGCACTAGCTATGAGCCAGTTATTCGCCAAGTAGAAAACACAATAAATAATTCATTCACAATAGACGCAACGAATAATGCTGTTGTGGCTGGTCCAATAACGATTGGCACTACTGCAACAGTAACTGTGTCAGGAACATTGGTGATAGTATGAGCAAACTACAAGTAGAAACAATATCGCATACCAATAATACTACAGCTCAAACGATTGATAGTACAGGACGTGTTCTTACTCCAGCTAGACCCTTTTTCCATGTGTATGTAGATAATAGTAGTAACAATCCTACCAGTATTGGTACTTTAGCAATTATTCCTTTTGATGGAGTTGTAAGTAATGTTGGTTCACATTTTAATGCTTCTAGCTCTGGTAATAGCTACAGTTTTACAGCACCAGTGGCGGGGGTTTATCAATTTAATTGGAACTTATCTGTTTTTGGCATAACCGTTGGAAACTACATCAGACAAAGGATTTTTAAAAATGGTTCTGGTATTCAATATCATGAGTATAAAGATGCTCAAACTACTGGAGACCAAAACATTAGTACCAGTTTAGCTCTTTTACTTTCAGCTAATGACTATATTCAGTTTTATGCACAGGCACAAAATAGTATTTCTTTGTCAGCGGGAACTAGTTGGAACCATTGCACAGGATATTTAGTAGGATAAAAATATGAACAAAGAAGATATAGTATTTAGAGCAAGAAGAAATGCTTTATTAAGAGATTGTGACTGGACGCAATTACCTGATGCACCATTGACAGACGCTAAGAAAAAAGAATGGGAAACGTATAGACAAGCACTACGAGATTTACCAAAAACTTCTTCTCCAAAACTAGACAGTATAGGTGCGTTTGATGATGCTTCAGTAACTTTTCCAACGAAACCAAGTTAGGATAAACAATGGCAAGTATATTAAAAACCGACAAAATCGAAGGAGTGACCGCAAGCGGTACTGTAAATATTCCTGGTCATGTAGTACAAACTGTTGCAGTTACAGATTTTACTAGTAGTGAAACTACGCTAAATAATAACTCAACAAGTCTGGTAAATATTGACGTTACAAGAAAAGTAGCTGGGTCAGCGTTTCTCGTAAGATATGAGTGTGTTATAGTCCGTGCCGCAACATCTAGTTGGCATTACATGGGTTATAATATTGGGGGAAGTAATATAGCAGAAGTCAAAACAAAAGATGATAATTCTTGGCATACTATGAGTAAGACATTTGCCTTAAATACTAGTGTTTCTGGAGATGTAGGAGCAACAATAAATTTTGCTTCTTATAATAGAAATGGTGCATCACATAATGACCAAATATTTATGCCAAACTTAATAGTAATGGAGATTGCCCAATGAGTACACTCAAAGTCGATACAATACAGGGTAAAACTACATCGAGTAAGGTGCAGATGCCAAGTGGTCATGTAATCCAAACAGTAACTGGGTCTACAAATTATGGTCTGATAAGTAGTTCCTCCTTTTCTTCATTAGGGTCAGCTACGATAACGCCAATATCTTCATCTAGTAAAATACTTTTGATAGCACAAATCCATATGTATATTACTAGTCTTGCTAGTGATGCTTGGAGGTCAGGGAAGATTAGATTCAAAAGAGATTCAACAGCCATCTTTGGTGATATAGGTGGCGACCCTTTTGGGAATGGAGCGCATTTTACTAACGATAGTGATAGATACATGGAATATTCTACACGAGTTTATTTAGACAGTCCTTCTACAACGAGTTCAATAACGTATGCAGTGGAGGGTTCTACAAGAGGTGGTATAAGTGTTGAATTTAACAGTAGTAATTATGGAAGTAGTTCATTTTATTTACAGGAGATTGCATAATGACAACAATAGCAAACGCAATATCAGCATTAGGTATTACAGAGTGGGTACTCAGAGGAGAGCCTACAACTGAAACAGAATTCAACGCTATGTTTCGAAAAGTCACAGGAGCAGACAGCAATGGTTCAGCTATCGAAAGTGCAGACCCAAAGGATTGGGGAACTACATGGAAAGCTGTGTCTGATAAAAAGACAGAGCTAGTCAATGCAGAGCCTATGCGATTGCTTAGAGTTGAACGCAATAGATTGCTTGCTGAAACGGACTGGATGGCAAACAGTGATGTAACTCTTGCCGATAACTGGAAGACGTATAGACAACAGCTTAGAGATTTACCAGCTGGTGCATCACCAAAGCTTTCAAGTGATGGTTCGCTAGACATGTCTTCTGTTACCTTTCCTACTAAGCCGAGTTAAGATGTATGCTCGACCCATTAACAATTAGTGCGGCTGTTGCCACAGCAAACACAGCTTTTAATGGGTTAAAAAGAGCTTTCCAAGTTGGCAAAGATATCCAGAGTATGGGGAATGACTTATCCAAATGGATGAGTGCTGCATCAGATATCGAGAACGCACAGAAGAGAGCTAAGAATCCCTCCTTCATTACTAAACTTACACGCAGAGGTAGTATCGAACAAGAAGCTGTTGAAGCATTGACTGCTAAGAAACAGCTTGAAGAACAACGATACGAACTCCAACAATTTATTAAGTTTAGACATGGTGTTCAGGCATGGAATGAACTGCTTAGAATGGAAGGTGATATACGCAAGCGTAGGCAGAAAGAGATATACGATAAACAAGTATTGCGACAGAAGATAATTACAGTTATCGTTTTAATACTTTGTGTTATACTTGGGGGAGCTATACTACTAGCTTTTGTATACGGATTGGTACAACTCGATAGGGGAAACATAGGCTGATGACACCAGAAACATTAGACAAGTGGCGAATCCTCCCACGCTTGATGATGCTAGCTATGACCTGTGTTTATATTCGTTGTATCGAGTGGGCGTTGAGTCAGCCTGACCTTACCACTCAACAGGCTGGCTTAGTGTCCGTAGTTACTGGTGCAATGACCGGAGCATTCGCTATCTGGCTTGGTAAGGAGTCAAACTAAAATGATTTTTAAGGCAATCTCTTTGATTGGTGGCATGGCTTCTACTTGGATAGAATCAAAAGCAGAATCACAAAAACTTAATCTTGAGATAAAAAAGAAGCAGTTGACTGGTGATATTGACTGGGATTTGGAAGCTATGAAGGGCTCACAGTCTAGCTGGAAAGACGAATATCTGGTAATTTTGTTTAGCATTCCTCTTATCCTCTGCTTTTGTGGTTCGTGGGGGAGAGATATAGTAGAACAGGGCTTCAGAGCCTTAGAAACGATGCCTGAATGGTATCAGGTGACACTTGGGTGTATTGTGGCTGCAAGTTTTGGTGTGCGTTCTGTGACCAAATTCTTTGGGTTACGAAAGAATGGGAAGTAATTGGGATAAACGTCGTGAGAATATTCGCATACATAGGGATTGGGATATTAGAAACTTTAGGAGAAAAGATATGGCATTTAAATTATCACAACGGTCGCTGGATAGACTGGATGGAGTACATCCTCAGCTTGTTGAGGTTGTTAAGAAAGCAATTGAGTATACGGATGTAGACTTTGGAGTTATCTATGGTGTTCGTGATTTAGAAACTCAGAAGAAATTGTATGAGTCTGGAAAATCCCAGACAATGGCTAGTAAACATTTGTTACAAGAGGATGGTTATGCACACGCTGTTGACCTTATGGCTTATGATGGCAGTAATCCATCTTGGGATATTGTGGATTATGATAATATAGCTGATGCTATGCGAAAGGCTGCAAAAGAAGTTGGTGTTGATTTGGTTTGGGGTGCAGCTTGGCACAAGTTACTAACAATGTCACCAGATAGTGCAGAGGATTTGATGAATGACTATATCGACACAAGACGAAAAGAATCAAGACGTCCCTTCATCGATGGACCTCATTTCCAGCTCCACACCTAGTCAATTAGCTTTTGACTTTGATGACTACGATGGTCCAGATGAACTCTGGTTGCATTATTTGTGGTCACTTCTCCCATAGTTTTTTACGTTCTATGTAAAGAGATATGATGTCCTCGAAGTTGTCTGGCTTTCGTGGTGGTATTGTTGTGTAGATATTGTAGGCTTCAAAGCATCTATTCTCGTTGTAAACTTTTTCGCTGAGTGCTTGGCATTCTCTTGCTGACTCGAGGTCGATTGTAAGCATGAGAATAACTGTGTGTGTCATTTTTGTAATCATATTCTGTGCTTTCTTTGAAAGCTAGGAGGTCTGGCAAGCAGAGCAGTAATAGACCTCCTAGCATGTTTTAGGGCATCTTTGGAGAAAGCACCACCCTAAAAAGGAATATCATCTGATTCAGTATCATTGTCAACAGATGATTGTTCCTGTTCTTGTTTTGGTGATAGCTTAAGAGACAGCATGATACCGTATGAGCCTTGCTTGACCCATGCTGCAACTCGACTATTGTCTGATGGTAAATCAATCGTACCAGTAAACTGTGGAGCCATTCCGTTAGAGCTGTCATTGTCCCACATACGACCAACTTTCATGTAGATGTCACGCACTACGCTACCATCTTTCTGTGTTGATTTGACAACGCATACTCGACTCTCGTTGCCATTGTCATTGAGTGTACCAGTACCACTCAGTTCTTCATTGTTCGGTTGAAAAACTGCACCAGTATTTGTGTTATCATATTCCATAGTTGTCCTTTCTAATTACTTTTCTAGGTTTCTGAAATGTACCAGACTTACTAGATTCATTGCCGTCATCATCTGTGCTTTCATCTGGCACTAAGTTAAGCAGCCGTTGCAAAATGTATCGTGTCATGTAGGTAATGCCACTACCAATTTGCTGACTGCCTTTCTTGGTATCGTCCAAGCAAGTACACTCACTCTCGATGACTGTATCACTAGGTATGTGTCGTAGTTGTATGTTGAGTATCGGTGAATTGTGTTCATTCACTTTCATAGTCCCAATGCAAATGATGTTTTGTTTTTGCAACTCTACTTCAATCATAGGTATGATGTCCTTTACCTTCATATACTTGGCATTGAACATTGCATTGTTACCCTCAACTTTTACTTTTTTGAACTCACACTTCATGAGTGCTGTATATATATTATCTTTGGTCACGTTCTTTCTCCTTTCTTTCTATTTCTTTCATCTCAGCTTGTTCTGATGCTAGTTCAAGTTCAAGCTGATGCTTCTGCTTTGTAATATAGCTTTGTAGTTCTGCTAACACTACTAGCTTTGCAAGCAGTTTTCCTTGTCTAATCTGATTGTTTAGTCCGTCCATTGCTTTCTCCTTTCATTATGTCATAAGCAAGTTGTATTGGCTTACGCAGCCGAATACTTCTTCTTCCGGTCTTTGATACTGATATTACTAGGTAATCATTGAACATCTCATACACATCGTCAGTTACATGACTAAGCAGTCTTTTCTTTGCATCTGCATGCTTCTCTGCTTCTGCCATAGTCTGTATGTACTCATGTGTATCATTGGTAAACTCATTACTGTGCGTCATACTCTTTTGAATCTTCCTATCAATGGGGATTGCGTTGACCTCTGGTGGGTCCGCAACCCCATTGTCAGCTGGCTTGACTCTTGGCACAACATGGTTCAACCAAAACTTCTTCACTAGCTCCATAATCTTTTCTGCATACAGTTCGTTGTACTCGATATGGGACTGATGGTACTTACTACCATTGCCTTGAATGATTGATATGAATGCACCAGCACAATGATGACGAGTTCGTATTGGTCTTTGCTTCATCATATGCCTGTGTAAATGCATGTAGAACTGTATTTGTGGCATGTACCTTTCAATAATATCTTGAATAGATGTAAATGGATTTGTGTGCTTGCATTCGAGAACCCATTGTCTCTGCTCCTGGTACTGTGTAATCAAGCCATCAAGATTTGCAGCACAAGGTACGTCATCTATCAAATAGATTCCAATACTCTTGTTTCTCTCAATCATATTCATATCAAGATGATTGCTGTGATTCTTGACAAACCACTCAACATTGAGTTGTTCTGTTGTGATACCCATCTGAACTTGTAGATTGTCAGACAAATCTTCTGGCTGCTTCTCTCCAATTTTTTCGAGATAGAGACTTTCCCAGTCACCTTTTACTAATCGGATGGTATCGCTACCACCCATGAATTTTGTTCTGTCCATGTGCTTTCTCCTTATTTATATAGACATCATAGTTTCATTGATGCAACTGGTCAAGAATTTTATCTATCTGAGTTGCAAAGTGTTGTCGTTCATTGACATTGTTTTTCATAATTCCAAACACCTCAGAGAACGATGGAAAGATTTTGTAAGTGCGTATTGCCATACCAAGAGCATGATGAACACAATCTGCTGGGAGTTCAGCAAGTTGCTCGAGGATTGCCTGACTCCTTTCTTCAACCTCTTCCATAGTTGAGTTGTATGGTTTGTAGAAAAGATATTTCCATTTCGATATGCGAGTTGCAAGTTCTGCTTTGTTCATAGGTGTCAAGTATGTTTGCAGTACGTCACTTGCTTTCATTGCAGCAGTAGAATCTTGACAAGTGATAAGCATTCCATTTATTTCTACACCATCAATTTCTTTCAGTTCATCTTTCATTTTGATGTTTGCAAAGGTTGGTGTGCGGAATGAGAGAATGTATTCAACAGCTCCCACTCCGTCTTTTACTAGATGTATTTTATTTTCAATCATGATGACTCCTTCTTTTTAGTTAGTTTCCTCTCGATAAATCTCTTGTGATAGTTCAAGCTATCCTTCTCAATATTGACTAGCTGTTTGATTAGATTGCTAGCTTTCTCTAATGGGATTGGGAATGAGAGTTTGGTCATATCGTCCATGATGTCCTCCCATTCTGTAATCTCATGGTATTGTTTATCCTCAATATGATATTTTGTGCATGCCTGTTTCAGAGTTTCAATGATGCGTAGGTTACGCAATACTTGGTTCTGTAACTTCCACAACTGTTTGCCAGTCGCTGGCTTCTCAGAATTTTTTTCCAAGTTCATGTTTAGTGTTTCGATTTGAAGGTTGTCAAAATTGATTTGTATTTCCATTTGGTTCTCCTGTTGTTATTTTCTTGGGTGTTCCCAATGCTTTATGACATCTGAAAAAACATCTTCCCATACTTCGTCTTTGATAATGACGCAGTATCTTGGAGAGCCCTTCTTCCGTTTACATACAGCAAGGTCTTTGTCTTCTAGTAAATTAAATACATTAGGGAATTGACTGCTATCTCTGTATTTGACTTCAACTATTAAGCTTTTGCCAGCTACATCAACAGTCAAATCCCCTCTGTACTCACCACCTAAACTGCCCGATAGTGGTTGTTTCTTTGTACGAATACCTAAACTATTAAATAATTTTAGAAACCACCTTTCGTGATAGCTTCCTTTTGCTTTACTTTTGCTAACCATGTGTCCTCCTCATAGCATTTCATACATATCTTTGTGCTTTTATAGAGGGATACAACAAAATATTGTGCTGACTTACCACACGCATCACAGATGATTGATGCTCTGTTTTCTTCTCCTTTATTTTTTTTGAAGCGTGGCAAGTTGTTCAATAGCTTTTTCAATTTTTGCAGCAGTATCATAACGTAACTCTGTTCCTCTTAGCTGTCGATAGTATGTTGTCTTTGATAATCCAGCCCAGTTAAAAGCCTTGCGTAAGTCGACGTTCAGCTGTTCGGATTGTTGCGTAAGCTGCTGCAGATAACTTTTCATAATCAACATTATTATCATCTCGCTTCACCATTTGCAAGTACATGTTGACTAATTTATTACCATGTCCGGTAATATAATATTTTCTTGTTGTGCTTGGTGCTTTTCTATTTGCATACATAAATCTGGTTACTGCATCACAAGGTAGTGATATTATCAATCCAAGTTTATGCTCGAGCAGATTCAATGCTGCCGATAGTGTTCCTTGTCTCATGTCTGGTATAAGTTTAGAAACATGACTCGATAATACTATTCTTTGTTTTTTTTCCTTTGATAGATAGTACAAAGCTGATAGTATTCTTATCTGGTTTTTAGTAATCATGATATTAATCCTTTAAACTGGGTGGCTTGTTAGGCCACCCTTTTTTTTTACAACTTCAGATGTAGTTGCTCATACATTTGTTCTGCTACATCACGCAAGAAATCATCAAGAACTACTGAGTTCATTCCTAATGTTTCAACCATAGATTGTAGCTCAGATACTGTCAGATTGTCTAGCTCGTCATTGACAGTATCTTTGATTTGTTCATTAATTGGGTGACTCACTTGTCATCTCCGTAATGAATCTCTCGTACCTTTGATGTGGGTACGTTAGCTTCATTGCGTGAGTCATCTACAAAGTGATATATATCTGCAATACTTTTGAGGGACTCGTACACCTTACCAAATGAATATCGTACATCCCAGCTTGGTAACCTTTCTTCATCATTGTGTAATGACTCATAGAATAACATGTCTGCTTGTATTCTTTGTTCAATTGTTACCATTTCTTTTCCTCTTACTGACTTTTGTATACTCATAACATTAACTCCTTTTGTTTTGGCTCTTCGCCTAGTTTTTCTTTTATGCTGACAAGAAACTGCTCATTGGTAACTGGTGTGTCACAATGAGTTGTTCCTCCGTAATGCTCTGACTTTCGTGCGAGCATGTACGAACGATACCCAGTTTCTGTCAACGGACTTTTTACTTTGTTACCATTTACATCAGTTACATGCAGTTCAAAGTGGTCTACTACATAG